TTTTACCATTTTATTACATTTTATTTTCTAAATAATCAATACCATAAAAATTATGTAGAGGCTCTCCACTTGGTGTTACTGCATAGCTTTTCCAACCGTATGGGTGTTCTTCTATACCATTCCATACTACATCTATTAAGTATTTATCGCTGAGTACAGTTTCTTTAATTATATTACCCTCTGCATCAGTTTCACCCTCTTCTATTACTTCGTGTCCTAGTCTTACTATTGCGTGGCTATGCGTTGGGTATTCATTTCCGTTTTCGTCTTTGTCTACTCCTAAACCTTTTATTTTAGTTTCAGCTTGTTCTTCGCTATCAAATATGTATTTACCTACTTTTATCATAGTGTTGTTAGTTCTATTGCTTCTGCTTCTGTTAATACTCTATCATATACTCTTGTATCGTGTACTTTACCCTCAAAATTTAACGTGCCATTAAATAAAGTAAATTCTAACCTATCTAAACCTATCATAGCATCTATACTCGTATCAGTATGCTCTAAAGAGCCATTTAAATATACTTTAGCAGTACTGCCATTAAAAGTAACTGCCATTTTATTTCTTGCGTTGTATGTAATACTTTGGTAATTATCTAAACTTAAACCGCTGCCACTACCCGCTAAAATAAATCTGACTTGATTAGTTCCACCATAAAAAAACATTTCTACCCTATTATTTGCACTATCATCATTTAAACTTATAGAAGTAAAAGAACTATCACTTTTATAAGGAGTTACATCTACAAAAAATGTTCCCTCTGTAATATCAAACAAATCACTATCCCCACCATTTAAACACTCATCTTTTAATCTTGTTACTGCACTTGCTTCTGTTTTTATATAGCTTGAAGGATAAGCACCCTCTTCTACTTGTGCGCCCCATAAATAGAATTGTTCGCCATCATAATTTTGAATACCATAACCTATATTTTTACTTCCTGTTGAAGTACAACTATAAATCGCTGAACACCTGTACCAACCATTACCATAGTTTTCTATATCTTGACTAATTAAACTGCCACTAACACCACTTAAAGTTCCATTTTGTATATCAAAAGTTGCAGTTCCAAACTCTGTAAAATTTTGTATTACAAAAGTTGTAACATTTATTGGTTTTACAAAAATAGAAATTGCATAATTTAAACCACTTGTAAAAGAATTTCCATCATAAACATAAGAAGTTCCTGTGCCATCACCTGTTAATTTATCTGCGGTCAATTCCCCATTTGGAGAAATCGCATTATTAGCGGTTATTGTTGTCCTTGTTTTAACCCAAAAACCACTGTTAAATTCTTCACTATATAAAATTAAATTTGTGCGTTGAGGCTCTAAAAGTAAACTAGGGCAGTTGCTATTTAACCAATCTAATCTAGGTGTATCATCTACTGTTAATTCTTCTATAAGTCCATCTTTACGCACTCTTGTAGCATAACCATTTCTTTCATAGTCAAAATCTCCACTTGCATCATTAGGTAAAATAGAGTATACTTTACCGCTTTTATAACCGCTTGGTATTAGTGCTAATTTAGGTTTACTCATTATCTTTCTGTTAATATTGTTGTACTATTCATATACCTCCATATACCATCAGCATACCAACGTATAGTAATTTTTTCATCAGCATCAATAGGAGCAGTAGTACCAAAATCAAATGTTAGTATCATACCCTCACTACCTGTATAGCTTAATGTTTTAGATGTTACTAAAGTATTTAAACCCTTATACACATATACTGTTGCACTACTTCCTGTAGGTGTACCATAACTATTATATTCATTTGCAGTCATAGTAACGCTTGAAACATAGCAATTCATATTAATCGGTATAGTACCATAAGCATAAGGGAATGTAGTAGTCATTCCTGTATCATAAAGCGTAAAAGTCGAAGTATTACTGTGATAGTGCCTCCAACTTATAGCTACCTTATCTTTGTGTACAGACTTCTGTTTGTTTATCTTAAAACTATGTTTAGCTGATGCTATTTTAGTTATCATAACTATAAATATTCAGTATCAATACCATTATTATTTAATACTTCAAGCCACAAATCTTTTACTATATAATAGTCTATTTCGTCCCACTTTGTACCTAAACATTGAATAGGTGTAATACTATCATAAGCCTTTATATTTTCTCTTTTATTGTCCCAACAAATAAACCACGTTTCTTGTTCAGGATAACATAAATCTACTCTTTTTTCCATAATTATATATTAAGCAGTTCCACCGTCTACAATAGTCCAACCATAAGTATTAATTAGCGTATTTCTAGCCGCTTCCGCTGAGCCACCTGCAGTATATCTCGCATTTCCAAAGTCAATAGATAAACCACTATTTAAACTCTGTGATGCCCACCCTATAAGTGTAGCATCATAATTTGCAGTTGACAAAGTTGTAGACTTAAACATTCTTGAAACACTAGTTGCGCTAGTCATATCCCAACTCGCAAAACTTTGGTCTAAATCAAAACATCTTTCAAAACAATATGCAAAATTTGTAACGTTACTTACGTCCCAATTACTTAAATCTTCATTAAAATCATTTGCTCCATAAAATGCAAATATTAAATTTGTAACACCTGAAACGTCCCAATTTTTAAAACCGCTTACAATACTACTTGCATCTCTAAATACTTGTTGAAAATTAGATGCAGATATAGTAGGTGCGTCAGTTGCTATACAAGTCATATTACTAGCACCCATAAAATAACCACCATTAATATTCTTAAGCGTTAAGCCATCTCCATTACCCCAATTTTTAACCTCTTTTATTTTTAGCTTATCTCCACCATTATTAATAAACCAACCCTCTAAAGTTCCTGTTATAGTAATAGTGTATATACCACCTGTGGAATAAGTGTGTGTTGTTTCTGCTTGGTTCCAACTTGTTAAAGTATCACTACTTCCGTCCCCCCAATCGACTTCTGCATTAGTTGTACCATTAGAAGCTAAAGGTAATTTAAATTGTGTTGAACTAGAAACACCAACTTGTGTAGTATCTACATCAAAAACAAAACCCTCTAAACCGCTTGAAGCTAAACCATAATAAATTCCACCCCAACCATCTTCTTGTGGGTTTCCCCACCAACTTGTTTCGTATATACTTCCGTAACTCATTTATTTTTATTTTTTATAATATCACTATAAAACCTTTTAGCTTCTTTTTCGCTTTTAGTTTCTATATAGTTTTTTAATTTGTTAAGGTTTGTTTGTTTTACCTTATATCTCATAGTACCCACCCGTTAAAAGTTGTATCTGTATCGGGGCTAATATCTTCGTTTGTATTACTATTGTATTCAGGAAACAAATTATTGTTAAAACATAAATAGTCCACTAATCTAGTACTATAATAGTTTGCGTATTCTCTAGCCTTTGATACTAAATAATCTACTTCGTTCTTATCTACGTTTTGTGCAGTTTCTGAACTATGTTTAAGTACAGATTTGTTTGTAATTGTATATGCTGCAAATGGTATATAATTCATTTGACTAAACCATATTAAACAAGGTTGCACATACGTATTAACTAAGTTTAAATAATCGCCTGTTAAATTATCTGCAATTATATCTTCGCTAATTTTGTTGTATAAATCTGTACCTAACAAATTTTGTATATCTATTTGCTGCGCTACCTTTACAAATTGTAGCATCTTATCTATATCAACGTTGCCATCAATAATAGAATTTTTTTTAAGGTCTTGTGTACTTATAAATAATGCTGTTGCCATACTAATTTTTAAATCCTATTTTATTCCAATATTCAGCAGTATAACCTTTATACTTCATATCTTTAGGTGCAACAGGTACTTTTTGTGCATTAGCTTCAGGTTTAAACCCTCTTTTTCTTGCTTCTGTTGTACTTATTGCATCGCCTAAGCTCTTGCTACCTTTTTTTCTGACGTAAGTCTTTCTGAACCATTTATGATTACATCGAGCCCCGCCTTTGTAAAGTTCAGTTTTTTTGCCTACACAAGATATACCTTTATGTAACCAAATAGAGTATGTATCACTACCACCCTTGCCAAAACCTGCATTTACAACTTTATTCTCCATAGATACTATATCTTCTTTACGATATACTTTCTTAGCATCTACCATTTTCTTACAAAAATTTCTTGAATTGCTACTGTACTTTTGTGGAGCATACATATAACGTACTAAAAACTCATTACCCTCTTCTTTTGTTTGTTTGCTTGTACCATCTTGTTCACTCTCTCTATAAGGCTTTGCGCTTCCTGTACTTACAAACTCCCAAATTTTAGTCAATAAACTTTTATCTTTTGGTTTGTTTAAGTCGTTTACTACTTCGTCTAGTTCAGCTTCGTGTTCATAGTTTACTTCACGTTCATCTATAACCTCAAACTCTTTTAAAAGTTCTTCTTCGTCTTGCCCTAAATCTATTAAAGCATCTGCAATATCGCTACCTAATTCATCAGGTAAATCTTGACTAAGTTTTACACCTGTTTCTTCTTCTCGTGTTTCTTCGTCTACTACGTTTTCCAAGTCTGTAAACTCTAGCGGTTGTAAGGTCTTAAAATATAGTTTTAAGCTAATATTATTATAAGCTAGTATACTATCAAAGGCATCTATTAAAAGTGTCTGAAATGGTCTAATAACTGTGTTATCCATTAGTATAGAAGCGGTCTTTAATTCATCAGCATTATTACCTAGTCCTGAACTATCCTTAATGCCTAAAAGCATAGGACTTACAACCCTGTGTGCTACCATAATTTTTTTACCACTTTCATCACTTAAAAATTGGTATTGGTTATGAGCATCACTTAGTTGTATAGGCTCAATAGTTGCTGCACTTTCAGGGTTATCATTAAACGCTAGAATAAACTTACCTGCATTACTACTACCTGAAAATTTTTGATATATTCTATTCTCTAGCATTTGACGTTCTTCAGCGTTTGGTGTACCATTGTTGAAGTTAATAAGCATACTAGGTGCTAGTCCGTTAAGTATGTTATTTAAGTGATAGTTAGATATTTCTTCTTCTAGTTCTGCATATTGTAACCCACCTTGATAATCAGGGCTTGAGTAATACTTATATCCTGCTCTATAAGGCTTAACGTATACTATCTCTATAGGCTCTTTAGAATATCCAAAAGCAGGTATTCTAGTACAATCTTTTACGTTTTTAACTTTAGTCCAATCATCAGAGTAATAATACGCTTCTATCTCGCCCTTATCATTGCATTTCTCTGCTCTTAAATTCTCAACAGGTATATGTTCTACTCGTGCCACAGTCTTGCGGTCTTTTGAGTATATAACCTGCATTGAGCATTGACCCATTAACTTAAGGTCATAGCATAATTTACGCACACAATCCTTATGGAACAAAGACACCATTTTAGCGTATTGTTCAGGCTTTTTATTGCTGTTTAAAGCATCTAAACCTTTGCCATATATCATCTCGCTAATACCATTGATAATAGCGTTATTAGTTGGGCTTCCGTTGTAGCGGTCTATTAGATAACTAAAATAATTGTTATCAGCACCATAACTTACCCACTCCTTATTGCTTTTTTCTACAATTTCAGGGCTTGTATAGGTACTTAAATTAACTACTCTTAAATCGTTCATAATATAATATAATCATTATCAAAACTATCCTC